GGAAGCTCCGAGGAGAACAGAGCAAAGAAGCTTTCCACCTCCGGCGGTGTCTGCCTTCGTAGATGCCGCAGCTCCACCGCCAACTAGGGCGCCGCCGTAGATCGTCTTTGTTGCATTGATGGAGAAGACGGCTTTAGAAGCAGAGTTATTGATTGCCCCTGCCGCGATTGCTCCGTCAACGAATTCAGGCCGAGTACCTTCGGTATAAGCAGTACTCTCTGTATAACCGGGAACAGCATACGTATGCGCTGCAAGTGGTGTTGTATTCGACTCGAAAATAACGACATACCACGGGTCAATCACAGTTCCATTCTTTAAAAGAATAGTAAGATCGTGATTAATTCCTTCTGTCGTTACAAGATTATGTATTGGACCTTCAGTCCACTTCAGCTTCCCATCCGCCCCAAAGCATTCGAATGTAAAGTATCCACCTAACAAAGCCTTCTGAATCATTCCAAGAGCCATGTTATTCTCCAATTGAGATAGTACGTTTAGTGAAGATAACTTCTATCGTTCGTTCCTTGACACTGAACCTTATCTTTGTCCCGACCCTCCCGTGAGATAGAACAACATCACTTCCAAGAACTCCATCTCCTAGTGAAAGAAGTAATGTAAGAAATGCAGTTGCTGCGTCGCTTGTGCTTGCTCCGTCAGAAAGTGTTACTGTAAACGTCCCAATCATTCCAATGGAATCGGACGCTACTAAAGCATCTGCCAATGCAGCAAGCGCGGTAATAAAAGCTACTCCAGAATCAGATGCTACAAATGCATCTGCAATTGCCTCGACTCTGGTAATAAATCCGCTTGATGAATCTCCTGCGGCAGAACCATCCGAAAGATTTTCGTTGTATGTAAATCCAATTATTAAAACACTATCACTAGCTTTCGCTCCGTCTGCTAAAAGCCGAGTAAAAATTCCAAATGCAACAAGGGTATCTGAGAGAGTCAATCCATCCCCGATTGCGTTAATGAAATTTCCTTCCGAAGAAGATGAATCTCCAGCAGTTGTTCCATCCGATAGACTTCCAGAAATAGTCACAGAACCGGAAGAGCTATCCGATACGGTTGTTCCATCAGCAAGAGCAATGTCAAAACCAAGTCCATCTACGATAGAGTCGGAAAAGATTCCTCCATCTGACAAGACCATCTGCATTGTATTGAAAATTTCTTGAAGATCACTAACAGAAAGACCATCAGATAAGTTTGTTAAGAACGTTCCAACTTCACTTATTACATCACTTACTTTTGCAGTATCCGCCAGAGAGGCGAGAAGACTTGCGACTACAGTAGATGTGTCACTAGTTTTTGCTCCATCTGAAAGTTCTTTATTAAAAATTCCTAGTACAGATACAATGTCAGAAAGGCTACCTCCGTCAGATATAAGAGTTGTTAAATCAATCACTCCGCCGTCTGTATCTCCACCAGATACACCATCTGCCAGAGAAATTGCTATAGTTATATTCCCTATCGTTGTATCGCTTCCCTTAGCTCCGTCAGATAACGTCAGTTCATACGTTGTTCCTCCAATAGTTATCGTTATAATCCCGACTCCAGGAAGAAACCATCCTGTTGTTGAAGTTACCTGCACCATCCCACGTCCTGGAACAAACCACCCACCTCCCATAGCTATGCCTCCGTTATAACTGGATCAATATAAATCGTTGTACTTGGCTTTGCTACGTAGATACGAGCGGTTATAGGCCCGGCTTTGCCGGGAGTTACAGTTACAGCAAATTTAAATTTGTTTACATTCGTAATTCCAGTAGTCGTCCAGGCAACGGAAGATGTCGCTAAATCCGCAGGTGTCCCCAAAATTGCACATTTTGTTGTAGCTACTGCTCCAAGGCCGTCTGTTCCGTTTGCGGGGTACTCAAACGTCATCCAGACTTCATCGTTCTGAAGATTAGTTAGAGAGTCGTAGACTCCTTCGACAGTAAAAGTCTTCTCTGTTGCTGAAGCTGTGTAGCTTTCAATAGGTGGGGATGGGTGCGCTATATAGTTGTCTTGTGAAGTTGATTTTGAAATTAACTTATAAGATATTGCTGTAGCTCCATGGACTGCTCCACTTGTTCGAACAATCGTTATCTCATCTTGCGAAGTTCCAAAGGAAGTTTCTTCGTAAAAATCATAGGTATTATTTGCACCAGAACAATGATGAAGTTTATAATGTACACTAGGATCTGTAGTCGCGACTGTTCCAACTGTTACTGTAAATCCTGCGTCGGTTGGTAGTTTACAACGAGTTAATATAGCATCAAGCCCAGCGGCACCATCTAAGTCAAGCAGTGCTGTTGCAGTAGCGCCAAGGCCAACTCCTGTGAAATCTACATCTCTAATATCCAAGACTAAATGATACCCAGCAGTAGTCCCACGAGCAAACAAGGCTGTTGCTCCGACTGTATTGACTACTGCTCCACCGAACCATTCCAGATATCCGATCCCTGGGTTTAAGGTAGAACCACCCATAATGTAACTTCCGATATTACCAGCCTTAAAATCTCCATTAATTATGCGCAATGTGCTATCGTTTGTTATGACTAGCCTTTGCGTTGATGCAGAAGTAAGATCAATAACGGTCCCACCATTACTTTCAAGAATAACTATTCCTCTAGTCGTGTCTAGCTTAAACGCGCCGGACGATGCAATATTTGCATTAGCATAGGTCACACCATATGAATACAACGATCCATCAAGTGTAACTGTATAAGCACCAGTTCCGGTATACGTCTCAACTGCCCCAGCAGTAAGAGCGTCAGCAGCATCTTTGTCTACAGAAATAACCTTTTTTATGTTTGTTATGGTTGAGCCACAGGTTATTGAAAAACTGCCCGTGTTTGCATAAGATCCATTATGTGCACTATGAACTTTTACAACATCTCCAGTTGCTGTTGCAGCGTATGTAAGTGCCCAGTAAATAAATGGACCTGCATAGGCCCATGAAGTAATGGCTTTACAAGTCCAGGTAATGTCATTATCTACAACGGTATTTCCGGGAGTTGTTGGCCAAGTTGGTTCACTTCCTCCAGACGTACCACCATCCACGTCTGCTTCGTAAACGAATGCTCTTGCTGCTGTAGTTGCATACGCAATCCGGCAGTAAACAAGGGCATTCGCTCCGTATGCTGTAGTTGGAGCCCAGACAACAGAGTTTCCACTGTTTACGTAGTATGTCGAAGCCATTTAATTCCTTTCGAATCAAATACACATTGTGTATTTACTTCTTATTTGCTGGAACGGAAAAGAGATACTGAAGAGGACTATCCTTGTAGATTTCTGGAATATCTACTTCACTGATTCGGATTGCTTTATTTATTGTAACGGGAATTATCCCGCTTCGACCAAGCCAGTTACTCAAGAAATCCGTTACGATGAAATCGGGTTCTTCGTTTACAAGCTTCGCTTGATGTCTCTTTGCAAGTGTTTCAAAAACTCCTCCAACTATTGGAGCTACACGAAGAGAGGGTTCTGTTGCTTCCATATTCAGAAAGGGAACGTGTCCGACTTGTGGCATGAGGTCAAGGCCAAGAGAACCACCTGCAGAAATCAATGCTCCAGAAATAACCATGTCCTTTACAAGCTGCTTTGCAACGAGAGTTCCGAAGAAATCTCTTTCTGTGTTCAACGCATCTGTGATAAGTCCGCCTTTAAATCCAGCTTCGCCATCCCGAATGAAATTCTTCAACCCCTTCAATGCCTGAACGAAATCCCCAAGAGAAGCACCTTTTAGATTCCTTCCAGCTACAGTCAAGGCACGATTTGTTCTGTATGCCTGGATTGCCCGGCGTTCCCAGATTTTAAAAGGAGTTGATTGAAATAGAAAGAGTGCGCGGACTTTTGGATCACGAAGCCAAGAAGGATTCAATGCTCCGCCAAGGAAGTTGTTCTTTAGAATAGTATCGTAGATACCGTAAGCAGCTTGCTGCCCAGTCATTCCTCTCTTCATTGCTATTTCTGTAGCTGCGATAACGGAGTGTGCACGGTCGAATGCTTCAATAGATCCAACAAGTACAGAACCTTTGTCATTTATCTTTGCAAGAGCACTATCAACAGACTTCCAAATTCCCTTTCCAGCAGTAAGATCACTTACCTCCATATCTGCTACGATGGACATAAGGCGGTTTGTATGAGCGAAGCTATCGACGTACTGGTCAGTCAAAGCCCTCTGCGCCCCGGCCTTTGTAACTCCAAGAGAACTGAGAAGTCCTGTATTCGCAGAACGATATAGCCAGTTTCTTTCTGCTGCTCCAATAGCCTCTGGAGCGTGCTTCAGAGATTCTGAAAGACCTAAAGCAGACCATGTTCCTACGTTCTTAAAGATGTGCTTGAATGCAACTGAAGGAGCAAAGCCAATAAGTCTAGCAACTTCAAAAGCTGCGTATCGATTTGCCCATTGATTCGCTGTTGTGCTTTGAATAGGAATCGAAGATTCCTTGATAGAGTCCCAGAAAGCTTTAAGAGCAGGATTTCCCTGTACAACAGAAGACCGCATATGAGCATACCATCCGTCTTTCTGTCCTCTTCCCCAGAAAGAAGACCATTGAATCCTTCTCTCTGCGTCTGGGATATATTTCGAAAGAATATAGGATGTATCAGGAAGCATCATCCTACTGTACTTTCCACGCTGAAAGAACTTCGTCAACGGAGTCGAATCAGTTGCAGAAAGACTAAGCTCCTTCATTCGAAGAGCTACGGATTCTTCGTTCCAAGCAGGATGCCAAGCGTGGTGCATATAGGGGCGCTCTGTTAGAGGATGAAGTCCAGCTTCCTTTGAACGGACTGCGTAGTCTCCCATGAGCTTCTGGATTCGAGAAATCGCGGAACGCTCTGTGAAGGAAAGCTTCCCTTTAAGCCATGGATAGTATGTATTCCACGCAGTGTCTTCAGATGCAAGAGCAACACGGACAGTAGAATACTTGTCTGCAAGTCCTTTGACTGTCTCTTCCCATTCTTTGAGATATGCCTCATGCTGCGGCTTCAAGTCGTCCATTATCTTTGTAGCAACGCCAAGGCGTTCTTCGAGTTCTGTAATCTTATCAGATATCTTTCCTGCCTTCTCTGGATACTTTGATACGTATCTCCGAAGCCCAGTCAACGCCTTTGTATCTACGCCATGCTGTGCTTCTACAGCCCTTCGAAGAGCAACGTCAGGTCCATACCTCTTTGCAAGAGGTTCCATTGTATCTGAAATAACTTTTGTTACCTTTGCATCTGTTCCAATTCCAGCTACATCAAGAATATTCTTTGCAACTTGGATTGCCTTTTCGCTATTATTCAGATACGCCGTTTGAACACTTGCAATTTCAACAGCAGGATTTGCACCTTCTTTATAAAAAACAACCCCTCTTGCATACGGAGTAAGGAGTCTATCAGTTTTCATAGGAAGACCAGTTGTCCGTTCGACTGCCTTAGTCAAATGTCCAAAAGCAGCAGAAGCTCCCTTTCCGACACGGAGACCTTCTTGCATCCTGGGAAGGACATAGGGATTCAATGGATCTACAGGAACAGAATCAAGATGGAGTTTATTTATAATCTCAGCTGCCTTTTCCAGGCCAACCTTCTTCGCAAGTCCTTCAACCTGCGGAACAAGAACCTTGGGAATTGTCTTAGCTGCCTGAGAAAAGACTCCTGCCTCAGCTTCCTTTACTCCAAAGAGACTATCTAAAGCAATTGAACCACTTATCAGCGTAGGTGCAAGAAGGATAAGAGCACTTCTCCTGGAAAGAATCTTATTGAATATACTGGAATAAGACGCATTTGCTTTAGTTAACTGTGCTTTTGCTTCGAGTACTGAAGCTCCTGCCTTTACCTTCTCGCCAAAGATCCTTCCTATTATCTTTCCTGGATTCAAAATATCTTGAAATGCTTCTATTCCCTTTTCTGCACCTTCAAGTGCAACACGTTCGGAGAAGAATTCATTTATTTCTTTTTCGACCCAGGCGGCCTCAGAAGCTATACCTTCTTTCAACTCCCCAAGCGTCTTCGAAGAAAAAACCATATCGTCAGTAAGTTGAGACGCGGAAAGACCTTTTCCTTCTCCTGAAACAATGCCAGCTCCCTTTGGAATTTTCTTTACATTTGCTTTTACTGCAGTAATCGCTTCTTCATCTAAGATATTGTAAAAAGCGTTAAGGTCATCTTCAGCTTCTTTAACTCCACCCCAGCCCATTGTCTTCGCTTGCTCTTCAGAAACAAGTCCTTTCATGCGCTTTACAGAAGTAAGACCTTTTTGTTTTTCCAATGCTTGTGTTGGAATTTTAGTACCTTCAACACCGTAGTTAGAAAGTTGGCTGCTATAGCGTTCTCGAAGAGCTGTGTTTGCTTGTAGTTCCCTTACTTTAGAAGCATTCTCTCGTTCCCAAAGAGCTTGCTTCTTTGTCATAGAAGCATCGAGTTCTTGCGTTCTCCTTGCAGAAACGGATTGATACTGTCTGGCTATTTCTTCTTGACTTGAAGTAGACTCAAATCCAAAAAGCTTCTGTTGTTTTTCAGTCGTCTCTCGAATAGCCTTCGAAGCAAGAGAGGCTTCCCTTGTTGCATCTTCAATGCGAATACCTGCTTCGGCTTTTCGAAGAGCATCTTCAGCAGCTTCGTCAGAAAGTTCTTTGAATGTATTTCGAAGGAGGTTTCCTTGCGTTTCAACTGCCTGAGTAGCAGCTACCTTTGTTCCCTGCGCTCTTCGAAGAAGAACGTTTTCTTCGAACTGAAGAGCTGACTGAAGCGGCGTTGTCCTCTTTGTAGCTTTTGCAGCTTCTACAAAGTAGGGATCAACTACCATTCTTCCGGCAGCTTCGTCGAAGTATCCACCCCCAGCTTCTTGGAATCTCTTTGTTTGGTCGAAGACAATACCCTTATAGTCAACGCCTTCTTTTACTGCATTGTCTATCAGATTATTGAAATCTTTCTCTGCCTTTATTGCACTTCCCATCTTTACCGCATTTGCTGCGGTAGGAAAGCGGTTAAAGATAGAAGCAGCTTCTTCCTTTAGAATCCCTGCTTCAGCAGCCTTCTGAAGAACCTTCGGAAAACTCTTCTGAAGAACAGCGCCGCCAACAACATCTGGAATAAAGTCAGCTCCAAGAAGCTTTGCCTTATCCAGGAGACTATCAGAAGCTTCTTTTGCACGATACCATTCTGTTTGGTGAAGAAGTTTTCGAACGGGATGGGAAAGAACTTCAGTCGCCGCGGAAAGAACTCCAAGGCTAACAGCTCCTCCAGGACCACCTGTTACAGCACCAACAGCAGCGCCAAGGCCACCGGCGGTTAGGATATCAGCAGGAGATGCAAGATAACTTTCTTCTGCAAGACGTTTATCTTCTTCTGCTTTAACATCTTGAAGATACTCTTCGTGCCCAGGAAGTTTCTTTAGTTGTTTGTTTTCCCCGAAGAGTGTACTTGCGTCAGCTTCTCTTTTGTACCGATATGCCTCTTCGAGTTTTGATCTTCCTGACTTCCCAGGTTGTGCAATTTCTGCTTTTACAATTACATTTGCAATATCTTTTGCTTTAAACTGCCGAAACTCCGGCATTGCCAGAGCTTGCTCTACCTTCTGCCGAACAGCAGGAACATATCCCTTCAAGGGATGATCTTCTGGAATTGTTTCATCTAACGCAGTAGTTCGATCAGGAGCTTTAGAGTACTTCGGAGTTTTTGTAGTTGGAAGAAGAAAATCAACTTCTCTCGCAACCAGTTTATCAACTTCATCTGGTCTTGCAAGGAGGTCTTCTTTTTCCACTGTAGCAGAGGCGATTCGGTTTAGAATACTGGCTGTTGCCATGTGTTCCCCTTTTGGTAGAACAAATACACATTGTGTATTTGTTCGACTTTTGCTGGGTTAGCCCGGTTGAGCAAGAATGGAACCGGCAGTATCGAGATTAATGATTCTTTTTCGCTGCCGTAACTGCTTTGCTTTTGCAACTGCTTTTCTTGTAGGAGTTACAGGAGTAGCGAGTTCAGTTCCCTCTTGTGAACTTTTAGGATAAAGGCTCTGAACAGCTTTGGTTAAGTCAGCCTGAGAAATAGAGGCTTCCTTTCGCATATCTGCTTCTGTCTTAGCAATGTCCTTACGTGACTGTGCTTCGATATTTGCAACATCAATTCGATTCGTTCCAGCTATCCGGGCAAGTTCTTTATCTGACCTAGCACCATACTGCGCAGTAAAGGCAGCTGTTCTTGCTTGAAGTGCAGAACCAAAACGACTAGCCCCAGTACGTTCAGCATCACCGTAGTTAGCCGCCTCTGCGTTTATTCTAGCTACATCGATAGCACCCTGAGAACTAATATACTCTCGCTGTGCTTTCTTATCAAAAGCAATAGCGAGTTTAGCTTCCATAGGAAGATCGTTATAAGCCATTTTAAACTCCTTTAATCTTGATGAATCCATTCATTGATAATGGAAACGCTAGTTCCAGTTTGTTCACTAATCGCGCTACTTGCATTTGCGCTGGTTGAATCACTTCTGTTTTCACTATAGCCAATTTGCCCAGAAGCGGAGATAGAACCGAGGGCAGCTGCACTTATCTGAGATGCGACAGAAGCAACAGCTCTAATAACTTCCTTCTCAATTCCAAAAAGAGTAGATGCGCTTTCTAGAAGAGCACTGGCGTATTGCCAGTCTGCAGTTACTTTTGCTTTCTCTTGTTCTATTTCTGCGACGAGGCCATTATTTATGGCCTCGTACATTACTTTTATTCGCTCTATTTGAGCAAGATACTTCTTAATCCTACTCTCTGTGATGACGCTATTTATCTGTGCGATACCTAAATCCTTTGCTATTACTGTTTTAACCCTTTCCATCTTTGCTGTGAATGTTTCAATAAAGTTCTTTTCCTTCTCCACCTCATGAGACATGATATAGTTTGATAACGTAGAAGCAGCATCTCTTGTTCGAAGAATATTCTCTTGTGTTAAAGTTGCATTGTTTGTAGCTATTTCAAAATCTAACTTTGCAAGTTCACGAAGCTTCTCTCTATTTATCCTATCTACTCTAACTTCATAGTGCCCAGATGGAATCTTCCATCCAACAGCTTCTATCTGCTCGTTAAGATTATTAACGTCTTTTTCAAACAATTCATCAAGCTTATGCTTTGTCCTATTAAATATAGCTTCTTCCATATCCGGAGAAAGAGCAGTTCCACCTTGTTCGAGAGCATTAAGAAATTTTATTTTTACCTCTGTAAGTAGATCGGATGTATATGCGTATTCCCAGTTAGTCCACGTTGTTACGTCAGGATCAGTGACTTTCTGATCTTTTATAGTTACGTCATCTGGTTCGTCAGGAAGTTCAACTTCTTTAAGTACATTTGTTTGTTTTTCATAAGGCATTGTTACTTTTGCAAGAGCATTTTGTATATGTGTTTGAAGATACTCTCCAAGTCCTCCTGCAATAAAATCGTATGCCAAAAGATTTTCAAACGCTTCTGTTGCTCTTTCATAGGTTTCTTTAACATAGTCCTGTGAGATATCCCATCGTCCCTGGACGAGTCCAGCAGCAAGACCTTCAACGACAGGTTCGTATGCATCTCCAGTTCCACCAGTGCCCATTTTAACTCTCCTCTATTTCTTTACTGGTTTCATGAACAGTTGTAAGCCCATAAGCAGCACAATATCCAATACTTTTCATATCACCTGCTTTTTCGTTAACTACATGAGTTGAAGTTATCCACCTAGCTGGATCATCAGGATTTTCCATCGGAAATTTTCTGGACCTAAGCAGTTTATTTTTATATACCATGCCGTATTCTTTGGTACTGGTAGCAGCATTATTATAGCTATAGACATAGACAGGTTCGTCATTGTAATCATAAATGTTCATATCAGGAGCGTAAAAGAAATTTGCTTTAGTAATATTTGGTATTTCTGTAGGACCAGAAGCTGTATCTAACAACGTAAACATTTCGTCATCTATGCAAAGATACAGATTAGATGTACAAATTGATTCATCTCGATTATAACTAGTAAAAGTAGACACACCGTCAATAACTACATTTAATGAAAAACCTGACGACCTTGCAATTACCCAATCTTGAACAGCTACTAATGTGATATTGTGTTTCTTATCCTCAGTTTCACGACTTTTCCAGAGCTTAATTTCCCTAAAACTTCCTGAAGTAACGCTTGCCTCGCTGGACCAGCCAGAGGTGTGTACGTTACCTCAGGTAACTGGACCATTTACTTGATATGTTTCACACCAATATATAAAATATGAACTTCCAGTACGATTTGACGAATAGTAGTATGATTTATTAAACAGCATACTTCCGTTAGGAGTTCTTAATTGTGCATATCCATTATGTGATCCAAAATAATTCCAATAGCCTCTACTCCATGGATTATAAGAGTCACCACATATAATTGAGCCACACAGGAGTGATTCGCCACTTTCACCCGATACAGACTCTTCATTTACCTGTGTACTATCCCCAGCATTTTTATATGAACCATACAAACTAATTAAGTCAAGATTTTCGATTTTAAACTTTATATCTAAACCATGCGTTTTTGCATGAGTGTAATAAACTGTGTCTTTTAGTTCAATGTCTGCTAGTTCGAGAATAATAAGCATATTGTCCCAAGTAGTAAACCTTGGAATACAGACATGTGTTTTATAACTATTTGGTTTACCAACTACTATAGCTGGAATAGGAAAAAGATATTTATGTCGATTAACTATGCTTCTTCTTTTTCCCTTTTTCTGCGATTGCCCTGTTATTGTAACAGTCTCGCTTCCATAGATGTCTTGGTAAATAAGACGACTTCCATCTTTTAAGACAGTTTCTTTTCGAAATACAGGAGAGTTTTGCCTATTATCCATCCGAGCTCTCTGAGTAAACAGTTTTCCGTCATGCTCGTGGGAACTAGCTACATCTGTATCACCTTCTAAGATAAATTTTGTAAATAACTTCGTTTCTTTCCCTGGTGTTTCAATCCAGAAGTCCTTATGAATTCGATTAGATTTCATTTCCCTGTCTCCACGACTGTAGTCTCTATACGGTCAAGACTAAAATCTTGTCCTTCTGTATTACCAAAGTTTATCTTACAGAAATCTCCCTTTGAATTTTTACTTCCATAAAGAGAAACTTTTCGAACTCCAGTTAGCATAGATGGTTTTGCCATCAGGTTAATGTCAGTAACGTCTCCATCAAAGGAAGTAGAAATACGGACGTAACCATCCGAAGCGCAAAAGATATCAACTTGTCTGAGTTTCTTAGCCGAACTACTACCAAAGTCAGTTACAAATTCTACTTCCGCAGGAATATCTTTCCCTTCATCATTGTCACCTGTATCTACTTCGTAGATTCCATCTACTCCAGCCGCAAGGACTTTCCCTGCGAACTCACAGAAGCTTACAAATGCAAAGTTGTTATACATAGAGATGGCTTTATTTTTCATTCGATAAACTACTGTGAGTTCGCTCATTTGATTAATCTCCTATACGACCAGTCATTCGAAGGTCGGGTTCTATCATCTGAAAGCACTTAAATGGATCGAGAAGCATTCCGCAAGAAGGGCAGAAAGCCTTCTCTTTTTCAAGGAAAATAGTCCACTGTTTGCATATGTCACACTGAATCATACGGTTCATACATTCCTCACGAAACGAGGGTTATAATCTGAGAAGCCTTTCGATATGCTTCCTTCGAGGCCGGAAAAGATATCGTTGCTTTCGACTCCTATAGTCATTCCTTCCATTGCTCCGAGGATACACGCAAGAGCAAGAGAGCCAGAAACACTCGTATCTCCAACAATGCCAGTGCTAGAGAATGTTATTTTATATGTTCCAAGAAGGCTACCAGCATTACTAATGCCATCCTGTGTAAAATCTACATCAAGGAAGTTAAGCGCCATATTCCCGCGAACTTCCATAGATGCAGTCATGAAAAGAAAAGGTTCAATTACGAATTGATCCGGCTTTGGCTTTGCTCCACCAAAGCAAAGAAGGTCAACTTCAAGAAAGTCGATTTCTAAAATACCAGTTTCTGGCGGACCTATCGAAAGATCTGGAACAATCCCAGAAAGAGAAAGGGAGCCAAGTGTATGTACTGTAGCTCCCATAGAAAGGGTTATTGAGACAACGTTTAAAGAAGACTCGTAAAATCCATTTCCAGTAAAAGAGGTATTAAGAAAAGCAAGTTCAGCAGAACAACCAGGAGCAATGGAAAAGGAGATAGCTGGAATGGAAAGGAGAAGGGAACCCGTTTCGGCCATTTCTATCTCCTTTTAAGTTGAAAAGGAAACAAATACATATTGTGTATTTGTGCCTTTTAAACACTCGCAGGAAAGGTAAATGAAGCAGTGTCGATTGTGAGTGTTACGCTGAGAGCTAGAGCGGTGGAAGAGACGTTAAGATTGTAGGATGTTCCAACACCTACGGTTCCTTGAATACGTGGGTAAAGGAAAGGAGTTGTATCTGCTGTTCCAGGATCGGAAGCATTCGCAACCCAACGAAAATAAGTCATAGAACCAGATGGGTTGATAAGGCCAGCACCACTCCAGACTTCTCCAGATACCTTACTTACGACTCCAGCAACCGCATCTCCGAGTTCGAGGCCGTTTGCAAAGGCACCAGCAGCCCAGGCAGCTGAAGAAAGAGTTATCGTAGCAACGATATTTCCAGCAGTAGCAGCATCTGCACTTGCAGGAATAGAACCATTGTAAATGTTGATAACTCCATCCATGAGGATATCACGGAGAGAACCGCCAGAACAGCCGATGACACAACCGGCAGCAGGGAAGACCTCTGTTCCTGCAAGAGTTCCAGTAGCAAAGGAAAGCGTTCCTGCAACAACAGCTGTGAGGGTAACATTGGTAATGTTATTTCCACCAGTCGTTGCATTCTTCGTTGTAATGAGCATGTTTGGGGCAAAGCCAGCAGTGATGAGGCCGTTGCCAGACTCTGTGATAGTATCTGGACTACCTCCATTATCGTAGTAATCGAGTGTAGCTCCAGAGAAAAAAGCCTTTACACGTCCCTGACGTGAAGCAAGGAAGTTTCGAAGACAGGTGCTGTAGTAGAGTGCCATTATTTATATCTCCTAGGAAAACAGCGTTACATGATAGGTGTTATCCCAATAGCCAGCAGAACCGTGTGTTACCTTGGGAATTTTAAAACGATATTCTGTCAACATGGAAGTATTCCCATTCGAATCACCAAGACAAATTCCTTTGTGAGAAGTCCAGAGGATTGCTTTTCCATTTACCTCTGGGCTAAAGTCAGAACCATCTATTACAAGATCGGTTCCGATTACAGGGTGACTGAACTTCTCTTCTAACTCTACCGGCTTAAGCGAATCAAATGTATCTCCTTTGCAGAAGTAGACTTTCTGCGCTGTTCCGACATAGATTCCATTATCCACAGAGCGAAGAAAACGAATTCTTCCATCAAAGGAGTGAGAATCAAGAAGGCTAAAGAAAGAGAAGAAAAAAAGAACAGAAGCGTAGACTGTGTTATCTACTGCTACAAGCACACGACCATTATAGAAATCAAGGCGTGTGCCAACTGGAGGGTCACTAAAAGTTGCAAAACTCTCTCCAGGTGAATTAGGTGGTCTTGTTTTTCCATTTGGGCGTCTCCACTGAAGTTCTTCGCCATCTACAATAACACCATTCCTAGTACCATTACAATGAAAAACAGTTTTATTTACTTCAACGTAGCTTAGACGCTTGTTTCTATCCGTTGATGCAATGGTCACTACCTGGTTATTAGGGTAAAGAAGATTTAAGTTTTCTCCCTGAACAAAGATAGCGTATGGAAGACCTGGAGAGTAAAAGAGGCTATGCGGAAGCTCAGTTGAGATAAGTCGATTAAATCCCTTTCTTCGAATGATTCGATTCGGCTGAATGATATCTACATTGAGAGCATAAGAAAGTTCAGTTGTCCCCTTTTCCGGATCATAAAAAAGATCGGTGGGGTCAACTGCGTTATTCATTCCAATGAAGTCTTTGAAGGTATTCTTTTTCATTAGACATCCCAGAAAGAGATGATGGAATGCCGACGGTTTTTCCCAAGGAACTCTCGGTATTCCTGAAGACCTTTTTCAAAGTGATATTCGTTTGCATTGGTCTGGATCTTCTCTGTTGCGATGTCTGTTTCGATGAGGTTCCAGATAACGCGAGCGGAGCCATTTACAAGAAGCTTGCGGTGAAGGAAGGAAGGAAAGATAGGAATGTCGCTATCTACGGAAAGAGCCGTTGGATTTGCAGTATAGAGAATGGTTAGTGTTTGAACTGGATTTGGAACATAAGCATACCAGAGAGTAGAACCTTCTAGGGCAACGGATTCAACTGTACCAGAATCGCCCCAGGCAGTTCCATAGAACTCGAAAAGATCATCGAGGTTCCTGTAGATGGTGACTGCTTCGTCTGAGTTAGACGCATTTCGAACTCTTCGAAGAAGACCGGAAAAACCACTTGAAACAGCAGAAAGAGAAACATACTGCGTTGAAAGAACGGTTTGAACTGTGGTGATTCGCTTAAGTTCTGGGATGAGAAGTTTTGCACATACCTCTCTTTGAACATCGTTAATAACATTGTTATAATCCAGATCCGAGAAACTCGGTTCTGGTGCGAGATTCTTGAGTTCATCTCGGATCTCTTCGAAGGTCATTTAGATTCCTTCTTTCCCTTTGGAACAAGGAAGGTAAGTACTCCAGCCACGTACTGCCCGAGGAGAAACCTAGCCGTTTCACGGAATTCTGTTACGAAGTAACTGATTCCAGAGAAAGCCAGGATTATACATCCAAGGATGCCGAGTAGTACGTGGCTTTCGTACTTCATGGAAGGTCCTTTCATTTAGGGCAAATGCACATTGTGTATTTGTCTAGAATCCCGGAACATCGTACACGAGCATATGGAAACGGCCCGTTCCAGCTGCGATAGTTCCAACATTCGAGATGGTTGCATAGACAACGGGGACAGTGGTTGCAGCGCCGAGAATTTTAAACGGGGCTGCCCAGCTTCCAGCGATCATGGCAACGAGCCAGTCGCTGGCGTTGCCGGTTGTGGAACCGTACCAACCGGCAGTGCCGACGGTGATGTCGCCTTGTTTGATGTATTCATCCAAGTCTACGACGGTGATATCACCACCTGTGGTAATGTCGTCAGTAGCGATGGTTCCCGTACCAACATCAATTAAGGTGTTGACAGTGAAAGCAGTGATTACCTGGAAGACAGCCATCTGAACAAGGATATGCTTGACAGTAGGGAAAGAAAAAAGAAGAGCACCTTTGTCTTCGGAGTCAATTCCGTTGATAACTCCGGAAGAGATCCAATAGGGATTCGGCCAGACATGATTCCGAAGATCGTTTCTGCGGTAATCGATTGCAGTGATTGTGGCCATTTAAAACTCCTTTAGGGAAGTTCAAGGATTCGCATGTGAACAACGCCAGTTCCAGCAACGATGGTATCGCCAGCGTTGGCAATGGTAGCATAAACTACAGGGACGGTGGTTGCAGCTCCTGTAAGAAGGAACGGAGCAGCCCAACTTCCTGCAATAGCTGCGGTGAGCCAATCGGATGTATTTCCGGTTGTTGAGCCGTAGCGTGCAGGAGTTGCGATAGTGATATCACCTTGCTTGATGTATTCATCAGCATCTACAATGGTGATATTACCATCTGTGGTTACGGCATCAGTGGCGATGGTACCAGAACCAATATCGATAACGGTTCCAGTTGTAAAGGCTACAAGAACCTGAAAGTACACATTCAGGATCAGGTAGTTCTTTACCCGAGGGAAGGAAAAGCAAAGAGCTCCTCTGTCCTCTACTACCGAGCCCACAACGGTCTGACTCTTGAGCCAATAGGGAACAGCGGCCTTGGTCCTCTGCGTGTCTGTTCGACGATAGTCAGTGCATACTATAGTGGCCATACTCTCCCCTAGTGGATGATAATATAGGGAACGAAGATGAAGAAATCACCAGCGGCTCCGCCGGTTACGGTGGTTACGGTGATGATGGCAGAGTCAGTATAGGCGTGGAAGCCAACCCCGCTAAATTTGTTTCCAATTACTTCAGCATCCGCAGTAACTGTGTCGAAGAAGAAATCAGCAGAGGAGCCGCCGGAGTAACTACTATAACCAACAGTGATCGTTCCAGCAGCGCCAAACGCAGTGATGATGTTAAGGTGAACTCCAAGGACCAAGGCAAAACGAGGAACGCGAATAGCGTTATAGGTAGCTGCAGTAGGAGAATCGAATAGCCTCGATCTTGCGACTCTGAAATTATCAGAGCTGTAGTTGCTATAGAAGTCAGTAGCCATCAGGTCCTCCTAGATTAGACCAGCCGGACGCCGTAGGTGGAACCGACAACACAACCATAGTCCTTTGTGGCTCCAGAAAGGGTGAATTGGGTTTTCTTTACTCCAAAGATACCACCACCACGAATCATAACGTAGCGTTTAGCATCCTTCTCGTAAGGAACAAAGGACATGACAGAGGATTTGGATTCACCAGCCCCGCCCCAGGCCCAACAAGCGCTCTGTGCGCCCAGGAGAAGATTGCGGTAGATACCGCCAGAACCAACGGTGAGGACTTTGGGAATGCGTTCGCTGCGGGAAACCAGAAGACCGTTGTATTCGAAGTCTACGTTGGGCATCTGGAGTTTGTTCGCCCGGAGAAGCATATCTCCCCACTGGCCGGTGTTGGTATTCTGCCGAAGAGCATCGAAGACAAAGGTGTGCAGGATAATGCGGTAGTAGTTCTTTCCGCCTCGCTTTATCGGACGAATCTTAAAAGAATCGTTC